TGTTTCCTCAACAAGAAGCAGTTGACCCTGAGTCTTATGGCTCCAGCAACTCCATGGGTGCGCGTTATAAGCCACCCACTATGCAGTACGTGTGATAAATAAATTACGGACTGCTAAAATTTGTGATAGATAAGACATATCTATGTCTGAATCTTTCACCCGATAAAACACTTCCTGCGAAATTGGAGGATAAAACAAAGTGTTCATTGATAACGATTTTCCAAAGATTCTGGGTGCGGAACTTTACCGTCCTCACCCTGCTTACATTGCTGAAATGGCAGTGGAGCCCGTGGTCGTGCATGACTTCACACGTCAGCCCGGCCAAACTGTTCAGTTAGATCGCTACAAGTTCTGGGGAACCCCTGGTACCAAGGACAGCCGTGAGCGTATCGCTGACCAAACAATCGGTACTGCCAACAGCCGCAACATCACCAAAGAGAAGGTGCTTGTTGTACTGAAAGAATACACTGGCCCTGCGGACCCGGGTGATCCTACCCAGCCCAGCACATTTAAGATTGCTCGGGAAACCTTGATTACCGCCCAGCGTCTTCTGCTGGACACCGGTAACCTGAACATGTTCCACCAGTCGATCGGCAGCTTGACTCTGCTCGACGACTATCGCCGTTGGCGTGACCGCGTCTTCATTGACGAACTTGCCAAAGCAGAAGCAAATGGTGCTGCTGGTACCACCCAAGGTGGTTACTACTTCGCTGGCGGTAAGACCAAGAATGCTTCTGGTCAAATCTCCTACACCACCAGTGAGTACAGCAACGAAGTGCAGCAGTTCCAGGTGAAAACCGACCTGCTGACCATCGTTAAGGATCTGCGCAAGCGTAACGTTCCTACTTTCGCTGACGGTCTGTATCGTTGCATTTGCGATCCTACCTTCATGATGCACCTGCGTCGTGATGCTGACTTCCGCGAGATCGCCCGTTACGCTGGTGCACCTGGTCAAGGCATGTACATGGGCAACCCCATGATGCCTAACAACGCCAGCTTCTACATGGGTCCCCAAGCTGGTCAGGGTTACTTCCTGGCTGGTGAGCCCGTAATGCCTACTGGCGTTCAGTTTGAAGGCGTTAAGTTCTTCGAGTCGACCAACTTCCCGACCAAGACTGTTCAGGCTTCGTTCACGGATTCGCCTTCTTACTCCGCTCAAGAAGTTGCCCAGGGTTACTTCTTCGGTCCTCAGTCCATCGGTGTTGGCATCGGCGGTCCTAACGCTCAGGTGCTCATCAACAACAATGATGACTTCAGCCGTTTCATCATCCTGATCTGGCAACTGTACGCCGGCTTCGAGATCCTCAACAAGGACTTCGTGACCACTGCTTACAGCTTTGTGTCTGATGACGGCAGCATCTGATAACTAAACATAAACCCACAACATAGGAAAAGATAAATGACCTATTTGTCCGCTAAGAAAATCTACCCAGGGAACTGGGCAGAACCCCTGAATGGTTGGTACAAGAACATTGATACCAACGACAGCGGTAGCACTGATGGTTCCAAGGGCGGCCCCACTTCGGTACTGGCTGTCCCCGGCTATCGCTACTTCCAACAACGTGGTTACGTGCCTGTAACTGCAACCTCTGGCGTTGGTGCTGTTGCTTCCGGCAGCGTGATCGTTCCTTCCCCCTATCGGAATGACGACACCCGTACCGACATCACTGGCATGGTGATCTCTGGTAGCGCTTCCCTGCCTGCTTATGTGTACCGCGCTGCTGTTTCCGTAGCCTCTGGTTGGGGTGACGGTCGTGTTGCTTCTGGTATCTACGCTGCTACCGGCAACGTGATCACCTTTGGACCTGGCCTGACTTCCACTGGCACCGCTGGTGAAGCTGTTGCACAAGCCAACCTGACCTCCACTGTTTCTGGCTCCCAAGCTGGTGAAATCTTCTTCACCGCTGGTACTGCCGCCTATGGTGCTAACGCCTTCCTGACCGCCACTGGCGCTGCCGGCGTAAGCGTAAACAAGGTGTACAAGGAGATCACTGCTGCTACCACCTATACCGTCCAGGCACGTGAGTCGCAGACCGCTACCTCCACTTCTGGTGGCTGGTACATCTCCTCTGGCGATGCCTCTGGTAACCGCACTGGATACTTTGTGGTTGAAGTGTGCTACATCCAACCTGATGAAGCTCCTGGCTACGAGGATATCGACGGTTACTTACTTGGTCGCACCGTTAGCTGATTGAGTTAAACTAAGACCAGTTAATCACTGGTCTTATGTCAACCACGGCAGCAATGCTTTATCAGCACAAAAAAACAGGTGCTCGAGTCAAAGTTGTAAGCGAATGGGATCAAGGCGATTGGTTCATGGTCGAAGATCAGGATGGTCGCCTTTTTACCGTTTATAAAACTGAGATCGAACCTGATGAAGAAGCTACCAAAAAGGTAAAGACTCTTCAAGTAAAAGATAAGGCGTCGCAAGAAGAACCTCGTACCTTTCCTCCAGATACACGTTTAAATATCAATGGCGCTACCGCTCAAATGATCGCTGATCATATTAAGGGTATCGGCTTGAAGACAGCGCGAGAGATTAAAGATCTTCAGATGTCCTTATCGGGTGAAAGGTTTAACAATCTCGAGCAGTTAAAACAGATCAAAAGAGTTGATTGGGACGCGGTGATTGCTGCTGACTTGATTCGTGTATAACTAACTCCTGCTGTGAATACCCCTGGGAAACCGGGGGTTTTTATTTTAAAATATAAGGATGGCAAACATAACAAGACTAGGTCAGCTTGGTTCCACGGGCGTTTCTTCTGGCCCGCACCTACACGCTTACATCCGAAATCTTGAGACAGGTGAATACGAAGATCCCGGCATTCACCGCAGTAAATTTTTAAACGTACGAGTAGGGCCAGACCGCGTACCTAAATATATTGGAGACGGTAAAGGTGGTTTGATTTTAAACCCTGCAGCAGGTCTTGCAATGACCTCTGGTTGGGGATCCAGGGATACGGGAATTGAAGGAGCAAGTAAATATCACAGGGGTAGGGATTATGCAGGAAAAGAAGGAACGGAAATCTTTGTAGAAGGCGACGTTAAATTCACGCCACGTCCCAATGCAGGAGGTTACGGCAATCTAGCCACCTGGACCACACCAGATCAAAAATACGAACTTGGTTACGGTCACATGAAGACATTGGGTGAAGCATCTGACCTTTCTCAGGCTTCATCTGCTGCCGATACAAGTACCGCAAACCCTGCTGACTTTCAGGGGATGCTATCTGGTTACCTCCTTGGTTCTTTACTGAGAGGTGAACCCAGGGAGAGTCCTAAAACACAAATGAAACGTGAATTAATCTCGTCGCTTCTTCAACCACAACAAGACATGTCTGGCGCGTTGTTTCAACAACTGTTGTCATCTCCTCCGCCTAGTGCAACTTTTGGTTAATTCAGTCCCTTTATAATAAAAAACATACGGAAGTAAGCTGTGCAGCTCAGCGATTTTGACAAGAGTAGAGTCCGGTATCACCTGGGCTACTTCACGGTTTCCGTACCAGCGGGCGACTATGCTCGTTTAGAAGAAGCAATGAATACCGTCCCGGATTCATACTTCTATGACAAGATCGTTATTCAGATTGGTCGTTGCGATACGGCCGAGAAGAAAACAGAAGTTGCAACATCGCCTTCCACTCGGTTAGAAAGCATCGTTGGTGATGTGGACCGTACAATTCGGTCCAGTAATGCCAAGGAAGCACTGAAGGTCTGGGATGAGATTTATCTCTACGAGACCAACCGTTTAGCCGGTATCCTTTACGTACCAAACTACAAGGATCCGTTCCAAGCTCGTTACCGTTACGAGCGTTCAGGCGCTGAGTTTATTCAGGCGCTACCAGGCCCGGCTGACACGGCAGTGGGTTCTCGCATTTATTTACATGAGGTTTGGAGGTAATCATGGCTCAAGGTCAGTGGGTTAACATTCCAGGTAAGGGTCGCCGTTGGCAGCAGCCAAGCGGTGAGTTAATGATGACTAAACCGGGCTTTGGTCAAGGTGAGTTTTTCCAAACACGTGCAGCTGAATTACTTGGAGGCTTAGGAAATCTACTTGGAGGTACGCCTCGATATACACCCGATCAAATGCGTGCATTGACCGCGCCAGGGTTGTCATCCACTGCGCCAAACGCACAACAGCAGAACCCCGCGCTAGGGAGAGTTTCAGCCCCTGGTACAGATAGTGGTTGGTGGCTTAAAGGAGGCGGCTCCCCTGGTGCACCAGAAGCAACAGATCCCGGCGGAACACGACGCCCTAAGCCAGCTCCCGCTGCTCAGATTTCTCCAGAAGAACGTGCTTACAACGAAGAGCGTTCTCGTATTGCTCAGTTAACTGCTCAGAATCCTGAGTTCCAAAATGTCGGTCAGCTTCGCAATGATCTTCGCGATCAGGGCATGGCAATCTGGCAACAGAAGTATGGCGCTACTCCCATGGGCCAACCAGGAGGGGCGGTTGGTTCTTTTAACCCCCTAATGGACAGTACTTTTGGTTATCAATCAGGTTCTGCTCCAGGGCAGCAGATGGGTGTGCCTACACTAGGACCTTCCCCCCTGGTGCCACAAGTCGACCAGTCTTTAAACCCTGCAAGCCCTAATTTCATTGGTGGCGAGGGTGCACCCTTAATGAACTTTGCTGATCCTCGTTTTGAAAACATGAGTACAGAAGAGTTTCAAAAGCTTCTGAACCAAGTAAACAAAAAGTGATATCCTTGGCATTGCTCAGCATGTAAGTCCAACCTGCTGGATACGAATCATTGATTCACGGAGGCCAGTGTTGTTGCTTTAAACCAATGCTTCTCTGCCCAAATTTTGTTAAGCGCCTGGCCACTGTTGTAAGTTTGCTTACCGCAACGCA